ATGCGGCGGAACCATCGTGACGTTCGATTGGCGGACGCGATCCGAGGTCGGGCGGCGAGCATCCCGAGGGGAGGAGATCCGCTGCTCGATCTGCGGCAAGACCCTGCCCTGGAAGAACGCGAGGTGCTCGACGTGCTTCCCCGTGAACGAGGACTATCGTGAGCCGAACGAGTCCGACTTCTCGGACCGCCTCGACCCCGACGTCGCGGAGGAGGACGACTACGGCGAGGAAAGCGAACCGTGACGGGCACCGCGGCGAACCTTCTCCTTCTGCGTCGGTGGGACCCGTGGATCATGTCCTTCGCCAGGAGGCTCGCAAACTGTCACGGCGCGCTTTGGGGCCACGTCGAGGATCTCACCCAGGAGGGCAGGATCGCATATTGGTCGCACGTCTCCGCGAGGCCTGCGAACGAGGTGGGCGATCCGGTGAACAGGTGGGTCGTCCTTGGTCCGATGCTCGTCTACGCCGCGCGGATGGCCTACCCAGTGAAACTGCCGATCAACCTCGGGAACTCGCGGGGTCGGATCCGGGCCGGCGTGTCGACCCCGATCTCGGTCGGCCTCGCCGCGCTCCGTAACCTCGGCGCTAACGGCGACGCCGAAAGGGTCCTCGATCGCATCCAGGCCTGGGAGATCGAGGCCGCCACCAGCCTGACGCGGCGCGAACGGCAGATCGTCGTTCTCCGCTTTAGTGACGGGCGATCGATCAAGGAGGTGGGGATCGGTCTGGGGATCAGCCGGGAGCGCGTGCGGCAGCTCGAGGGCAAGGCACTCCGGAAGCTTCGGCACCAGGCGAGGATCATCGGGAACGTGTCGAAACTACCCGGCGTCTCCGAGTTCCTGCGGAAGCAAAACGTCGAACCGGATTGGCGGCTCCAGTTCTTCGCCGATTGGGCCGGGACGCGCTAACGCCAGCCGTCCATCCACTCGTTCGGCGAGCGTTCGTCGAGATGGTCCGGATGGTGGGCGTTCGTCGGCCGCCCCGCCTCCGGCATCGGTGGCGCGCCGACCCCGACCCGCACCGCGAGCGCGCGCGCCCTCTCCGGGAGCGTCCGGATCACGGTGGGGCCGAGGATGTCGAGCGCGGCGAGGCAGTAGACCTCGAGGTCGAGCGGCTCGTTCCGCGCGCGGACCTTGACCCACTCGCGGTACGGCGCGCGCCCCTTCGGGGAACGGAGGATCGACTTCTCCGCCGTGAGTCCCTCGAAGTATTCATCGTCGAGCCACTCCGCCTCCGGGAAGTGGCAGTAACCCGGGCCCGGCGATTCGATCCGGAGCCGCGCGTACACCTTCTCCTTGAGCGTGTCGACGCAGAGCGTGAACAGCGGCGTCCGGTAGCGGTTGTTCCGCGTCGGTTTCGAGACGCCTGGCCGGCCGCGCGCCGCGCCGCCGCGGATCGCGTAGACCCGCCGCCCGGTCCGCGCGCGGCAGAATCGGTATACCGCGTCCGTGTGGTGCCCGCCGGAATCGACGACGACGCACTCGAGGAGGACCTTTCGCCCGGACGCGCAGGCGAACCTCCTCCGGAGGTAGAGGTCGAGGTCGTGCCAGACCTTCTCCGTCGCCGGGTCGCCGTGGACCTTCCCGTACGCGACGAGCCACGACTCCTCCGCGGCGCCGTAGCCTTTCACCGCGTACTCGAGCCGGTCGTCCTGCACGTCCACGGCGGCGACGATGACGCCGACCCCGTCCGGGACCTCGACGCCCTCCCCGTACGCCTCGAGGCGCTCCGCGAGCGCGCCGGGCTCCGCGCCGCCCTCGCGCTCCTCCCACGTCTCGCCGAGGACCGTGTTGACGAACGTCTTGTGACGGAAGGGGTCGTCCTTGAATTGTATGAACGCGGCGACGGGCTCCGCGAGCGGCCGCCACGTCGCGAGAAAACCCGGGAGGTGGAACCCTACGCTCCGGCCGTCGCCGTCCGCGGTAGGACGCCACTCGCCGGCGGCGACCATCGCGCCGCGCTCGGAGTCGTCGATCACCGCCCCGCAGTCCACGCAGACGAGGTGCGCGGTCGCGGGCTCGTTCGGCTCCCACCTGACGCGCGACCAGCGGAGGAAGTCGAACGCCCCGCATCGCGGGCAGGGTAGGAAGAACCGACGTTGGTCCGTTCGGAGGAACTCCCGCTCGATCCGCGAGACGCCGCGGACCGTCGGCGTCGAGACGATGAAGATCTTCGAGGGGAGCATCGACAACTCGGAGAACGTCGTCGTGCGCGCCTCCGCGAGCGTGATCGGGTCCCCCTGACCCCCGACGTCGCCCGGGTACTCGTCGACCTCGTCGCAGAACAGGTAGCGGATCGGACGGCCGCGAAGTCCCGTCCCCGTGTTCGCCCCGATCATGATGAAGATCCCGCCGGGGAACTCCTTCACGAGGATCGTGTTCCCCGAGTCGCGCGAGCGCGCCGGTTCGACGCGTCGGCGGAGGACCTCGCAGTCCTCGAACATCGGCGCGAGCCGCTGCTTCGATTCCTTCTTCGCGTCGTCGACCGTCGGGAGGACCATCATCATCGGGCCCGGCGCGTGGTGGACGACGTACCCGATCCAGCAGTTGCCCGCCTCCGTGGCGCCCACCTGCGCCCCCTTCATGAACACGACGCGGCGCGCCGGGTGGGACGGGGAGAGGCAGTCCATCACCTCGCGGAGGTAGGGCGCCCGCCAGTTCCGCCACGGGCCGGGCCGCGCGCTGGTCCTCGGGGACAGGACGCGGTGCTCCTCCGCCCACTCGGAGACGGTCAGTCGCGGTTCGGGACGGACCCCGTCCCGCCAGGAGTCGAGGAACGCGCGGGCACCGTCACCCGGTGGCATCGGCCGGCCCGGGTTCCTCGATCATTCCTCGATCGTTTCCCGACGATTCCTCGGGAGGGGCGCCCCCGCTCCCGTTCGAGGCGAGCTCGATGAGGACGTCCTCCACCTCGGCGAGCACGGCCGCGCGGAGATCCGCCGGGAAGGCGACGCCGACCCGCCTCTCGACGCGCTCGAGGAGCTGCCCGAACGCCTCGCGGACCGCGCGACCGGCCTCGAACCCGGCGCGCCTCACGGATCCGACCTCGACGAGCGCGCCTTCTAGCTTCCGGAAGTTGAGCCGCGCGGTCCTCGCCGCGAACGCCTCGCGGACCGCGCGCGCCGCCGCGTAGGTCGTCGGGGTGACCTGCTCCTCCGCGGCCTGCTCCGGGCTGGCGGGGCGTCGGGGTTTCCTTCGCTCCACTCGGTCGGGTTTCCGGCCCGGTGGCCGCCCCTTGGGTTTCGAGGGGTCCGTCGACTCAGCCCAGCTCCTGTCGGCGACCTCCGGGTCGATCGTCCCGTCCGGGAGACGAGGAATCCGACCCGAGCGGATCGCCTTGAGTACCGCCGGGTGCGTCACGCCGCGCCTGCGGGCGTACGCGCGGACGCTCAAGCCTCGAGGCACGGCGAGAGCACCGGGAACAACGCGCGCGCGATCGCCGCCATCATCGGTGGTGGAACGGCGTTCCCGAGCCGTTCCCACCGTTGCGCGTACGTCCCGGTGAGGACGTAGTCGGCCGGGAACGCGCAGAGCCGTTTCAACTCGTCGATCGAGAACTTCCGGCACTGCGTCGGGTGCGCGACCGAGGCGAGCCCAGGGTTCCCGCCCGCGGCCGTGACGGTTGGGCACGGGAGCGAGGGGTCTGCTCGGACGAGTTGAAAATATCGTGAGGACGCCCCGCCCGGCGTGAGCCGTTTCCACTCGCGACCCGTCGCGAGGCCCTCCATCGACGAGGCCATCTCGACGAGGACCTGCCCCGAGAAGGCCCCCGCGAGACCGGCCGCCATGATCGTTGGCTCCGGTTCGTCGAGGGCGTGCCGTTTCCCTTTCGCGCGACCGCTCCGGTGGACAAGCGCGGTGTCGCGAACCTTGAAGCGTGACGCGTTGAGGGAGCGGACGCCGATGGTAATGGTGGAACTCGGGCGGTCCGCGACCTCCCCGCCGGAGAACAGTCCGCCCGTGTCGTGCTCGACGTTCCCGATCCACGGCAGCGCGTCCCGGATCGTGTGGCGGAACGGCAACGGGACGGGGAACGGAGGATCTACCCCCATATCCTCACGGAGCCCGATGAAGATCAGGCGGACCCTGGATTGGGGTACGCCGAGCCGGGACGCGTCGACGAGCCGGGAGGCCACCCGATAGCCGACTGAACGGAGGCGCGCGAGGACCTCCCTGTAGATCCCGAACGCCTTCCCGCGCGCGAGGCCGGGGACGTTTTCCGCCACGAACGCGCGCGGCCGGAGACCGTCGAGGAGTCTGGCGAACTCGAGGAACAGGTCTTCCTCCACCTGTTCTCCGTGGGCGTATTTCTTGGGTTTGCCCCAACCCTTCTCACGCCTACCCGCGGTCGAGAACGAACGGCATGGCGGCGATCCCTCGAGGACGGCGAGCTCCCCGCGTTCCATGCCGAGCGCCGTCAGGATCTCCTCGGGCTGGACCTCTCGTATGTTCCGGCGGTCGAGGA